ACATTGAACCCAACGTGGGTAGAGTGGCTAATGGGGTGGCCGCTAGGGTGGACAGACTTAAAGCCATTGGAAATGGACAAGTCCCTTTATGTGCAGCAACAGCATGGGAATTATTGAAATGAAAAACGACACAACAATATCTATCCGCATACCATCCGAGATACGACAACAATTAGAAGACCTAGCAGCAGAGAACTGTCGTAGCCTGGGCGGTCAGGCTTTGCATTTCCTAAAGTTATCCCTAAGTAACATAAATGTTACCTCCGAGCCAAAAAGTATCCTAAAAGATACAAAGCCAAAAGTATCACGCCCGCATGATGTTTTAGCGCAAACATGGTTGGATTACATGGAAGTCCGTAGGGCTAAGAAGTCTCCCATTACCGAGTCAGCTATCAACCAACTACGGGCAGAGGCAGACAAGGCAGGATGGTCTCTAAACGAGGCTGTAATGGAATGTTGCTCCCGTGGGTGGCTAGGCTTTAAGGCTGAGTGGGTAAACAAGGCAGGTAAGCAACAAGCGCTAGAGAACTCTAACCAACAAGCTGCGGAGGCTTTTATAAATGGTTGACGAAGACAAGAAAGAGTTTGCTCAGTTTATGGGCGGTATGTTTGCGGTCTACGGCAAAGAAGTTAGCACCATGCTCCTACGTATATGGTTTGAGGCTCTGCGCCAATACGACCTGAAAGCCGTAAAGGACGCACTAGCCCGCCATCTGCTTAACCCTGATAACGGTCAATTCCTACCTAAACCTGCGGACGTTGTAAAACTTATCGGTGGTACTAATATTGATACTGCCCTGCAAGCCTGGTCACTTGTAGACAAAGCCATCCGATCAGTCGGCACATACCAAAGCGTACAGTTTGCAGACCCGATTATCCACAAGGTCATACAAGACATGGGTGGGTGGGTACATCTTGGAAAGAAAGATGAAGACGAGTGGGCGTTTGTGGCTAAGGAGTTTCAGACCCGCTACAGGGGTTTAAAGACCACAGGAGCACCGATAGAAGCACCGCAGGTACTCGTGGGTATCACAGACCAACAAAACGCTCTAGCGGGCGTTAATTTCAAATCTAAGCCAATCCTGATAGGACACCGAAATGACACCATCCGCACGCTCGATAGCACTCATGAAGTCCCTCGGTTATCAGGTAGCTAATTGCGACCATTACAACTACTTTACCAAGCGCAGACATGATCTATACGGATGTATTGACCTGCTCTGCATAGGTAACGGAGAGACGGTAGCAGTACAGGTTACGAGCAAATCCAATATGTCTAGCAGGATTAAGAAGATTGAGGCGAGTGATGCTTTCCCTGAGATGCTACGGTCAGGATGGCGGGTGCTAGTACAGGGATGGTCAAAAAATTCTAAAGGACGGTACGAAGTAAAGGAGTTTGAGTTTTAAGTCTATTAGGGAAAGTCCCTATATACGCATAAAAGACACAGATTTACAGTTACATCACTTTACCAAGGAGCTACAAATGAAAACAATATCTACATACGATGCAGCACTCTACGCAATTGCCGCTTTTGCCTTTGGCGCTTTGTTTGTGTTGGAGCTGCTATGAACCTCGAAACCAATGTCCGCATTATGCAAGCGTTCTCAGACGGTAAATACCCGATCCGTGACGCAGAATTTTGGGCTGAGCACATGAGCGATAAGCACTTTGTTATGGACTTGCTTAAGACCATCTCCGAGGCTTACTACAGTCCTGATCCTGCAATTGGCGAGATGTTAGACAAAATTGAAGCACGAATCTATCAGGTGACAAAATGAGCGTACACAAGAAACTAATGCAAGCCCGTCTTACCTTGCAAAACACGGCTCTTACAAAGTCCGGTCATAACAAGTTTGCGGGTTACAAATACTTTGAGCTTGGGGACTTTATCCCTGCAATCCAAAAGATATTTAACGACCTTGGATTGTGTGGCGTTATCAGCTACACCGCAGACATTGCTACGCTGTCTATTATTGACTTGGAAGATAATAGCAAAATTGAGATAACTAGCCCTATGTCCTCTGCCGCACTCAAGGGTTGCCATGAGGTGCAAAACCTAGGCGCTGTGCAAACTTATATCCGCAGATACTTGTGGGTTACGGCTATGGAAATTGTGGAGCACGATGCCATTGATAGCTCACCAGGCGCAGATGTAGAAATAGCGATCAAGGCGATCCAATCAGCCGTAGACTTAGATTCACTCAAGACCCACTTTTCAGGCGCTGTAAAGCTGTTTAAAGGCGATACAGAGGCATTTGCAAAGGTCAACGCAGCTAAAGACGCACGCAAAGCTGAACTCTTAGCAAAGGACGCAGCATGATACAGCAAGGCACAGCGGAATGGCTTGCCTTGCGTGTCGGCAAGGTAACGGCATCTAAAGCAGCGGATGTAATGTCTGCCATTACAACGGCAGGGTACAGGAATTACCTTGCTGATCTAGTGGTGGAGCGGCTTACAGGCAACAAAACCGAATCGTTTACCAATGCTGCAATGCAATGGGGAGTAGACCAAGAGCCTATTGCTCGTGCAGAATACGAGGTTAAGACGGGTAACTTTGTGGATCAGATTGCATTTGTTGACCACAAGACTATCCCTATGTTTGGATGCTCGCCTGACGGTCTTATAGGAGAAGACGGGCTTATCGAGATCAAGTGTCCAAACACAGCTACGCATATTGACTATGTTATGGCTGACAAAGTACCGACAAAGTACATCCCGCAGATTCAATGCCAACTAGCAGTTACGGGTCGAAAGTGGTGTGATTTCGTAAGTTTTGACCCAAGACTGCCGGATGGTTTACAGATGCTAATTGTCCGTGTTGACAGGGACGATGAGTATATTGAGAAGTTGCAAGACCGAGTAGTTAAGTTTTTAGACGAAGTAAATAGCGCCGTTAACGGCTTAAAGGAAAAAATGAAATGAGTATCGTTTACGAAGTAATGGCTAGTACCGGATCGTACACAGACAAGAATGGCACTGAGAAGCGCCGTTGGCTAAAGTGTGGGATTGTTATGAACACTAAGACAGGCGGTCTAGCACTCAAGCTAGAGGCTATCCCTGTAGGGTCAGACGGTTGGTTTAGCTTGTTTGAACCTAAAGCTAAGGACGAGCAGCCACGGCAGCGCCAAGCAAGCATTGCAGACGAACCAGACGATACGCCTTTCTAGGGGATAAACATGAGCCATTGGCTAATCGCAGCGACCGGAGTTGCCTACCTATGGGTAAGTATTGAGCAATTCCACAAAGGCAATATGAGCACCGGAATGGTTTGGGCAGGTTATGCGTTTAGTCAAATCGGCTTGTGGAGGCTTGCATCGTGAATATAGACAAAGCTATTGAGATATTAGAATCAGGTTTGGTCACGCAACAGGAGCAAGCTGAACTGGTGGCAATGCTGCAAAACATCCAAAAGAACGCTAGGCGTGAGTGCTGTAATTTCCTAATGAAATTGCATGTGGAGCAGAATATGCACAATCACTACCATGTAGCGGCTGTCAAACTTTGGGAAATAAACCAATGAGCGAGCGTCCACAGAACTGCGGCTCAGGGTTTTGTAGCTGCGTAGAGTGTCCATACGAGCCACGCTTGATAGGTTGGCTAACGCCTGACAATATGTTTACCCGACACGAGCCGGATGATTTAACGGGATGCAAGGAGGTTAGAGTGCCTAGTATTGATTACCCCAAAGTAGCTAACGATATGCAGGTAGGCGGCACGCATTACAGGCTAACTATTGAGCCGTGGGATTACATAGTTAAAAACAATCTAGGATACCTAGAGGGCAACATAATCAAATATGTAACCCGATATAAGGGTAAACACGGGGTAGAAGATTTACAAAAAGCTAGGCATTATCTTGATAAGTTAATTGAAACACTTACGGAAGATGAATCATGGACAAAGCAAACAAAATAAAGATGGCTTTGGAATTTCTGCAAATGGGTAGCAAGCTAGACATTAAGTCAGCTATTACGGTTTTGCAGTCTATCCGTGATTCGGACGGTGTGTGTGTGTCCTGTATCAGCCCTCGGGATTGCGAGTTTAACGACCGCTGCCAAAAGGGTGACAAGTTGAGATGAGAACCTCGGAGATGCAGGAATTGTTAGGAGGATGCAGAGAGTTTATTGCTCTACTGTGTGATGAGTTTGAGCTTGAATATCCACTAGAACTGTTTGCGGAAATTGCCGTAGCGTTAGGCGAGACAAATGATTAAGAATACCCATCCGTTGTGCTTTGACAGTTTGGCGCAATATAACCTGTGGAAAGCAGCCGCTAGACAAAGTAACCCAGGCGGCTCGCACATCTGCGCTGACTGTACACCGGAGTATCAGGCAAAGATGATAAAAGAAAATAGATGTGCAAAACCTATGGCGAGGTTTATCAAGGAAGATGGTGAGATGGTGGGGAAAGCCAAATGGAGAGAGTAAAGTTTACCCTTACCGCAGACAGGTCTAGGGTTAAGCACATTATAGACATATCACCCGATGGGTGGGTAGTAGAGGTGCGAGAGCCTAGCCGTACAAAGGATCAAAACGCCCTATATTGGGCTACCCTGCATGACCTGTCGGAGAATGTAAAGATAGACGGTAAGCAGTATTTGGCTACCGTTTGGCATAAATACTTTAAGGAAAGATTCCTGCCTGGGCGCATCATAGAGCTACCCTACGGTCATATCGTGGAAGCCGAGCCTAGTACGGCAGACCTTACGAAAGAGCAGTTTAGCGAGTTTATAGAGCAGGTCATGGCGTTTTATCATTCGAACAAGGAAGAGTAATGAAAACAATACTAGCCATTGCGCTAATAGTATCCAGCAGCACAGTCTACGCTCGGTGCTTTTCGTCTACCTTTGTAAACGGCTACAAGGTAACTGTGTGTACAACTTGCTGCACACCCGCAGGATGTATGACGAGCTGCCTATGACACACAATACTTACTCTATGGTGCTCAAGGTTGTTACGGAACAAAGCCCCATAAACTCCGAATCCGTATCTAAAAACTTTGAGCTTGCACCAGGTCACATACAGCAAATCCTGCGTAACTTGCACCAAGCTAGGCTTATATATGTAAAGGAGTACCGTCCTGACAAGCGTAATTGCTTGCGCCCTTGGTATGCTGCCGGAGACGAGATGGACGCTGAGAAGCCTCCTGTTAAGTACGCTACGGAGCGCAGAAAGGAAAGACTGTTAGCAGCTAAACAGCCATTTACCCCACGCAGGGATGTAGCCTCGGTATGGATGACGCACCTGTAGATACTTGGTCGGAGGAGTGGCGGCTAGAGTGTGAGGCACGCCATGTATTAGGTCTAAAGGACAAAAAGTCTCGTACTGCCTATTTGGGCAGGATTAGAACTAAACGTGGCGATCAAGCCGCAGACATACTAGAGGGAGCTGTGCATCGTGCGTGGAAACTATCGAAACCAGAAACTGCTTGAGGTTGTCAGACAGTCACCCTGTCAGCATTGCGGAGCAGAGGACGGGACAGTTTGCGCTGCACACAGTAATTGGGCAGAGGATGGGAAAGGCATGGGGATTAAGGCTCACGACTACAAGATAGCCGCTTTATGCTTTAGGTGTCATTCAGAGCTAGACCAAGGAAAAACAATGAGCAAAGACGAACGTAAACAAATGTGGCAAAATGCACACAATTCTACTATCGCTTGGCTGTTTACCTCGGGGAAGATAAAGCTATGAGCTTAAAAGACAGACTCGTTAATTGGTCGTTTGCCATGCAGGGTGCTACTGGTCCACAACCAGATAACCATTGCAGGTCTGCCGAGCGTATGTATACGCCTGAGACGGGATCGGTTTGGGATGAAGAGCCGGAGGATAAGATTGAGCCGGATGTGCTCGATGCTAACTTAGTAGAGATAGCCGTGTGTGGATTGCGTACGGACTTGCGTACGGTTGTAAAGGCACGCTATATTAGTTTTCCGTACCACAATATAAATCATGTGGCGCACTTTGTAAGAATGTCACCCAAAAAGTTTACAAACAACTTGGAAGAAGCACACCGCAGACTATCCAAGAAACTAGGAGAGCACGATGGAAACTAAATTATTAACAGATAAAGACTTTGTATATACGCCAATCGGCACTTGTATTACAAAGCGTTGGCGTACATACGGTTGGATTCCTGCTTCGGAAGATGCCGATATTGTTAAAAAATGGCAACAGTATCAGACAATCCCAAACAGAGAGCTTAACTAGACTTATCGTCTTTTTGCTTTGACCGCATATCCATGATCTTCTCAAGGCTGCGACCACCAAAGTAAAAGGACATAATTAACATACCCCATTGACCAAGTAGCTCTACATATTTTGCATTGGTGTCAATGTCAAACGCTGACATCATTGCAAATACAAAATAGCCCGCTAGGATGGCTATAAGGGTCATGGGGCGAATGTTTTTAGATAACCAAGAGTCAGACCGCATATCATTGTCTTGACGCTTGGTAAGCTCTCCTTGCTCCTGCATATCAGCTTGCATCTTGGCTAACTCGCCATTTTGCTGCATTTGCAATAACTCAAGTTGTGCTTTGGCTTTCTGCTCAGGGTCAGGAAAGAATTTATCCAGAACCTTCATGCCAATGCCGAGGATGTCCATTATTGGAAACATATTAGAACCTCACGCCTGAAAACCATGCTTTGATTGCTACCCATTTAGCGATACACCAAGCCTTAAATGTTGACCACTTATTTTTGATCCATTTCATTTTCGTTCCTTAATTATTTTGTTTGCAGCAATAGTTAGCATATCTGCTGCATAGTGCTCGTCCGGCTTGTCTTTCCAACCCAAAGTTATCTGAGCGATAAACTGGTTAATTTCAGGTGGGACAGATATACGGCAAGTGTATGTAACCCCTTGTTGGATGTACCATAAGCCCACCTCAGACTGCGGACGTTTATACTCGCCACAAGGCACTTCACTAGACATTAATCTAACCACATCGTTGTTGTTAGCCTGGTTGGTCGTAAACAACCCAACATCCAAGCCCTCTAGCCTTTTCTCCCTGCTACCGTCCTTATTGTAAGCACGCAGCAACACACGCCTGTTTAATATCGGGTTGACAGAAAATATCGTAACTACTTCTGCGCCTGTTTGCTTAAACAATAATTGTGCAGAATCGTCAAACTGGTTTTCATTGAGCTTAGGTAATTCTTGGGACTTCATGTAAACACTAATAAATAAACCTTGGTGTTGGTACGCAAAGTATCCCAAAAAACACATTACAGACAAAACGATTACGACAATAAATTTGAATGGGCTATCTATATAAGTTAATACAGATAGCGCACCCTCTTTTATATCCTTGCTCACTTTATATCTTGAGCAGCGTACAGAGCGTTGCCAGCCATGCGGTTAATCCACCCACGCCCGAAATGTTCCCACTCTGAGCAGCTAGTGTAAAAACTCAATCGTGCGGAGATAAACTTAAATACCGTATCCGTTGGGTCTGCGGCTTGTACCTTGGCAATGGTGTTAGGACCGATAGCACCGTCAGCAACAGCACCTACAGCCGTCTGTAGCCATTTAGCGGCATATCCTGCCCCGTGGTTTACACAAGCATCGAAAACCTGAAAGGCAACAGGAAACGACATCTCATCGCACCGATTCTTGTCCCAAAACACACGTTTGTAGATAACGATAGCCTCGTTACGGTTCATAGACTTCATGTCACCATGAAAGCCATTCTCTCGTGCAGTACCGATGGTTACACCCCAATTGGTCTCGCCACCTCTGTCA